GTGACCAATTAATCTTTTTAATTGTTGCCATGCGTGGGCTTTCTTTGTAACGCTCAACCTTTTCCATCTCAGATTGTGATGGTCGCTTGCCCTCAGGTGTTCCAAGGACTAGCGGTGAGTTAGAAATCGCCCTGCCAATTGCGCTCGTCTCACAGTTTTCTAGGGCTGAGGTTTTGTTGACAAACCCTGCGCCTACAATTTCCTCAGCATAGCCTGTGGATACAGGGGTTAAATCATTACGGTCTAGGTATAACTCAGCCTTGACTATAAATGAGCGGTCATCTCGATAGACCATGTCGGTCAGTACGCGAGCCTCGGGGTGACTGGTATAGAGCCTACGGAGCCGTAAATCAACCGTCTCGTAGTCGTCTAGGTTGTATTTTTCTGCCATTTGCCTTCCTTCGTTTGGGCGCGGTTGCGCTGTTCGGGTGTAACTATTGCTTATACATTACGCTTAGTCAAGGAATGTCCTCGGCGTGGCGCAATTTTATTATGGGAGAATATGACTATGGATAAACCAATGCCAAAAGGTAAAATCACTTTAAGTCTCCATCAGTTATGGATTGAAATTGAACACGAGGCTCTTTATCCTGACCAAATAACGGATATGAGTAGTCGCGCTTTTGAGTTGTTTGTATCAGCCTTAAACCATTGTAAAGAGGTTGGTATGGATATCCGCAATTTTGATTTCGCTGAGTTTGATGATGATGACGAGGATTAGTCCATTCTTGAACTTGCATTGGCTGTGATTCCCCATGATTCCAAGACCTGAGCAAATGCTTTTGCGTACTCGTATTTGCGGGTCATAGATTGGTTAAAGTCTGATACCCATATTGTGTATCCGCCGTAGTAACTATCAGAGTGTCCAATGTCTGCGGCTTTGAGATAAGTTACGAATGCGCCTCTTGCTGGGCGAATGTTAATCCAAGCGAATCCGCATACGCCGTCATCTACAACTTCGATAGTGCTTGGGTCAATCTCGTCAGTCGCAATATCTATAACTCGCGCTACGACCATTGGTGTAGGTGTGCATTTTGTTGCGGCTTGCATTCCGGCTTCGTGAGCCTCTGCGTATAAATCTTTTACTGTAATTGCCTTGGTTGTCTGTGTTTCCATTTGCTTTACCTCTCGTTTGGGGCATTTACTGCCTGTTACTCCAAACATACGGCCTAGCATTGTGCTTGTCAAGACTATTTTGCACTATTTTTACAACTATTTTTGTGACCTTGGTTACATATTAAATAACACTAAATAAAAAATAATAAATAAAAAAACGCCGATTAGTGCGCCTTCCATTAGTCAAGCCAAATCTTATATGCGGCTGTGACGCGACCTTTATCGGGGTCAATAAAGTGCAATCGCTGTGATGGTGTTGCGCTCGCGGCCAGCATTACTCCGGCATAGCGGTTATCTGATTCTGTTGAACCTGTTTGATAAACCGAACCTTGACCGTTAGCCATAGCCCACTCAGCATGGGTATGGTAATGCCCAATATAGACATCGCGGAAATCCCAAGGGTATGCACCGCTACGCCAGCGATTAACATGTTGGACAATCGCACCCGGACTAGCAAATCCGTTTCTACCGACTTCATCTCCATGAATCAATAGTGCTTTGTAGTTACCAATCTGCACACGCTGAATATCCTCAGGACAATCTTGCCACGCCAATCGCTTCTCCCCTTGAAGCAGTTGGCGGGCAAGTTCGTAGCACATACGGTCAAAGTTATCTGACCGTGGAACATTGTCACGCTTACTACCTATACGGCCATGGTTGCCCCACTCAGACACTACCGTTACCTTTTCATAGTTAGAGAGTGCATACCGCACTACATCAACGCACAGGCGCGATACATTGACATACTGCTCAAACAAAGTGCTATCTATCTCAAATGCTTGGCTTGGGAAATTAAATAAACCTTCAACCATGTCGCCACCAAACATAATGGTGCAATCTTTTACTGGGTGGTCTGCCCGTTGGATTTCTGTGATGCGAACGGCTTTAGTGCAAAACTCTAGAACTCTTGTACGCATTACCTCGCTATTGTAACTAGCAGTTCTTTTCGCGCCTTGCCAATCTGTCATGTGCCAAAGGGCTACTTCACCTTTGGATTTTCTTTTATCAGGTACAACATTTAGTACAGGTGGTATTTTTCCCATCGAAAGCATCGCGTCATAAGCGGCTTGATGTGATGCCTGTACTAATTCGTCTGTTCTTTGTTTGGTAATTTTCAATTGTTTCTGTACCCGAATAAGCGCATCTCTTAATTCTTTAACATCAGAAGACTCAACACCTTCGGGCAAATCATCAAACGCGTCTTTAAGGCTCATACTTTGCTATCTCTTTCCCATGTTGGGTATAGCCTTCTTTGTCTATCCACGAATCCTCATGGCTTGGATTATTAAAGACGCGAACGGTCTTTAGTGCATCCATAAGTAAGGCTACCTGATACGCGGGGATTTCTCCTATGCCGAGCAGGGTTCCCCAAATAATTCCTATGTCTGTGAAGTTTTGGAGTGCATCGCCATATTCTTCTTGACGGTCAGATAGAACTTTCTTTAACTTTTCCGACACTTACAATTCCCGCTTTTATGATTAGCAATTGACTCGTTACTTGTTTTATAACCTTCTGCTCGTAAAGCCCGCAGGATAATTCTTTGAGAGATACCTTTTTCCCAAGCCGCTAATAATGCCGTTCGGTCTTCTTCTGCCATTTCATCTAACAGTATTTGATAGGTACATTTTGCGGCATGTGTCATGCTGTTAATTTCTGTGATTCTGTCTGATAACGCCATAGTCGCCCCCCTGTAATGTAAAAGCGTAACCTATTTCTAGGCAAAAGAAAACCCCAAGGAACGGCTTGGGGCTATCTTTTACCTTGAGAGGTTATTTAGTTTTTTTCTTGCTACTAGCCTTGGCTAGTTTGTCAATCTCTTTTGTGAGAACATCTGCAACAAGCCCAAACGCAGGGTCGGTCTTGTCAATTCCGCGGATAGCGGGTCCAACAATAGCGGCGGCTGTGGCAAATGCGAGTGCCTTAAGGTCTGTTACCCCTGCGCCGTATAAAGCGACTGCTGTTAAAGCAAAATGGCGTATAGCCGACTTTAACATTTCTTGGTGTTTTTTCTCCATGATTACTCCTTTGGGCGGGCTACCGCCATGATTGTTTTGTAGTCACGCTTCTTAAGGTAAAAGCCATCGCCGTTTGACTGGCTTCCTGCTTTGCCCGAAGAAGTGTTGCCCTCATAGACCTGTAGGTATTTAAGGGCGGTGTTATGGTATTTCACAATACCAACATGGTCAGGTTGGGCATCTTCGTCAAATTGAAAGAAGACTAAATCGCCGCGTTGAGCCTTTCCAAGCGGTATAAGTTGATTGTTTTTGGTCAAATATTTAAGCCATGCGTCACAAGAAGCAAAGCCTTTGTTTGTGTTGGCTACTGTGCCAATCATGCCAGCCTCAAAATACATTTTAGATGCAGACATTGCGCACCAAGGTTGGTTGTTTAAGCCAAACCATTTGCCAAAAGTAGTGTCGTTATTTACGCCTTCTGTATAGCCTACTGATGCCTTACAAACCTCTAATAACTGATTTACGCTCATTGTTATCCTTTCAGGGGCGGTTTAACAATAACCCATAAATCTCATCTATGCGAGTTTCTAAACGCTTAATAGTATCGCCCTGTCTGTTTTGCTCGTCTCGCAGGGAACTGCCGCCATTTTCTTTTAATTCAGAAAGGTAATGTTTGACTAACCATCTGACCGCGGCGATAAAACCACCTAGTATGGTCATAATACTTACGGCTAAAGCAGCCCAATCTATTGCGTTCATGGTCTAAAGTGTAACAATTATAAGGCCGTTTGGGTGAGTTTATACCAAGCAGAACCATCCCAATATACAAGACGGTCAGAATTAGTATCGTAAAAGATGTCGCCTTGTCGCGGATTTGCAGGAGTGCTAGTAGCAAAATTAACTGAGGGTGCGGTAAATCTGACCGCGGTTTCTAACAAGCGTAAGCGCGCATCCATGTTGTCAAACATTTGTTTGAGAGCAGGTACTTGATTTATAAATCCCATATTATGCTCCGTAAGTTCCTTGTGTAAGGGTTAATGTAACGCGTTCAGGACCATCTTCTCCCGGTTGGACGCTTAATGCAACAATACGATAAACCTCATCTAATCCATTTGGAAAGCGGCTATCTGTAATCATAATACGCGCTTCATCACCAATCTCGTATGTACCTAAAATTGGGTCTACATACGGTGGGGCTACAATTTTGAGAGTAGTTGGCGGGTAAGACATGGCTAATACCTGCCCTGCGGCTACATTATCAAGCATAGTTTGGTCGGTAACATCTGAATAGTTAGCCTGTTCTTCTAGCAAAGCCCAACCATCTGCAAATTTAGTAGCGTCATCTGCTACTGCAATCAGTTTGCCTTCGTTTGACCCTGCACCAAGCGCATAAATACGATTAGCAACTAGCGAACCATCTTCAGGGTATTCGTATTCCACAATGTTGCCAGCAGGGAAATCAAATACAATTGCGCTAGGATTTGTTGGCGACCATGTTTGTCCTGCCTTTGGATAATAAGTGTTAAAAGCCTTTACGGGCAAGTAAGTAATTGCGTCATAAGAGACATCAATATTAAAATCAAAGCCGTCAGATTGGCGTGACAAATCCTGCACAGCGTTAAATACTGTTTTAAGTTCATAGCCATAATACACACGGTCAATAAGTACGCCTGATGTAGTTTGGCCTTGAGTATTATAAATAACTCCTATGTTGCCATAGGTTACTGCTTGTGCATCTTGCACAAGGGTTTTGGCTATAACTAATTGGTCTATGTTAGTAAAAGATATTTCATCAGCAATACGGCGGTGCGCAAAGTAAGAAATAAACTCTTGTGCTTGGATACTTAAGGTTTGCTCGCTACTATTATAAGAGCGCGACCAAATTACACCGCCCCAAATAAGTACGCCATCGCGGTCTACATAAATGCAATTATGCCCCGGAACGGTAGCCTCATCAACATTAAATGCATCAGTATTTATGCCGGACAATAATAGATGACCTGTAAAAGCACCAGCCTGATTTAACTGTTGAGTAAAGGCTACCCCCGTTAAAGGGAGTTCAGCAATTATCTCGTTAGTAATAAGGTCGCCAAGAAGATAACGGTAGGTCGTAGCCATCGTTATCTCCTATTCGGTAATAGCGGAGATTTCTTCCCCTGTTAAACCAAGTGCTTGAAGTTTAGCCTGAGCCGCTAATTTAGCATCTGCCTTTGCTTCTGCTTGCGCTTCTGCTTCTGCTTGTTGTGCCGCAAATGCTTCAGCATCTTTAGCGCGTTGAGCAATTTCTTCACCAGTCAATGGCACTTCTGCCACTACACCAGTTGAGCAATCTACGATTATCTTTGTTAGTGTCTCTGACATTAGTTTATCTCCTTGATTATGTGGTCTTCGTTTGTGCAAATCCAAAGGCAGGTTGCCTCATCTAACATTACTTCTGTATGACACTCTGGCTTAGGTGGAATGAAAGCATCAAACCCTGGGTCGTATGCGTATCCAATACCAGCAAAGTTCTTACGAATGTTGCCATTGTAACTTGTCTTGACCCAAGTACCGCCAAGTGCATTGAAGAAGGCTTCGCCTTCATCTCCGTAGTTAGGTCCTACTAGAACCTCAACTACAATGTTGTTATCTATCTTTGCCCAATGACTCATACTAAATACCTCACTATCACGATACCTGAACCGCCTGCACCACCGTTGCCGTCAACGCCACCAGTAAGTCCACCACCACCACCGCCGCCACCTAAATTGGCAGTTCCAGCGTTTCCGTTACCGTATTGACCTTGACCGCCACCGCCGTTAACAGTTCCTAATGTAGTTCCATCATTGTTAGAACCACCTGAACCACCACCTGCATACGTTACTGATGATCCTGTGATGGATACGGCTACACCGACTCCACCATTTCCTGCGCCAAGTACTGTTCCGTTTGCACCTGCACCACCTGCACCACCTGCGCCGCCGCCGTGACCACCTAAACCTGAGCCACCTGCGTAACCTTGATTTGCAGTTCCTGAACCACCAGTACCAGTCTCTCCACCACCGCCACCACCTGACCCACCTGTTGCGCCGTTCTTTGTATCATAAGAACCACCGCCACCACCACCAGTTGAAGTGATAGTAGAAAAT